CCTACTCTCGTACACCCCCCCTTCCGAAAACCCAAATCATATTATCGTCATACCTCCCCTATAAAAATAATACTTGACCCCCCATTATCTTATGGTGTATACTATAGTTTACCTAACCAGCTTCAACTGTGTTGGAGAGGTATCAACTGGCGTTTGTAAAGTACGCCAATATCAACAGCAAGTGGGCTGCTTGGTCATCATCTTTGTGGTTTCGGATCTGACTCGGTAGCCTGCTTTCTAAGGGGTTTCATGGAATATATTATATATGCGGTAGAATTCGGCTGTTTGGTATTATTTTTAATGCACAAGTCGAGTCCGATCAAGAGTATTACCAAGTTGGATCTAGGTATCCTGAGGGTAATACTACCAGTCTTAGTAATAGGTGGGATGATATGGGGCTTAGTAGATAGGAAGCCTTATGATTATGGTCTTTCTTGGGAGGAGAAGGATAGGGCTAGGAGTATAGCCTTAAAACTCAGCCTAGAAGAAGATAAAAAGCGTATGGAGAACCCACCCCACACTATAAATCCAACAAGAAAACCTGAGTTGGAATTTTCAATACCACTTCAAAACCTTTTAGAAGGGAATCATGGACGATTTTTCTAATGGCATATTTCAACAAGCAGGCGTATCAAGCTTGCGACAATAAAGCAAAGACAGCAGTAAGGGCATACCTAGACTCTAAGGGTATGTTCACGAATGTATATGAGGATTATGGCCCTGATATACAATCGTGGCGTAAAATCTACCATGAGGTTGAAATAAAATCGTCATGGATAGATGAGTGGCCTGCTATGTGGAGTACTGTTCACATTCCATATAGGAAGAAGAAGTACATGGATGGAGGTAAGAGTGTAATGTTTTGGGTATTAAATAAGGATTGCACTAAAGCTTGGCACATAGATGGCAAGTACATGAAGGAGGAGTATGTTAGTAATATACCTAATACTAGGTATCCAGAGGGGGAGGACTTCTATAACATCCCCATTAAACTATGTCAACTAATAGAGGTAACAATATGAAAACGGAGATAAGGTTAACAGCAGATGTTGGAGCTGGAGAAGGCGACATTAAGATTATGCCCCATTTTGAGGGTATGAGTACACTGTGGCAGATAGATGTATTACAAGATTGGATCTGGTCACTTGATAATGAGTACAATAAAAGGATGGGTGTATGGAGAGATGAGTGCAAGGCAATAAGGAAGAAGGGACAGGCAGAGAGAAAGAAGGCAGGTACTGTAACAAACAAGCATTGGTCTTGTACAATAGATGGTTGTACTGTTCATTATCCCGAAGATTGAATGGAGGGGAATGACTATTAAAATCAATATCCCAATTACAGAAGAGGAGTTGTTTAATATTATGAAGGGTGGTAAGTTAAGTTGGGATAGTATCCCTCATAATAAAGATAAGGAAATACGAGTTGATTTAGAGATTTATGGAGAAAAAAAAGAAACTCTATGGAAGGAAATTTTCGATGAACATCCCGCAGGTGATATCCACAAATATGGGAATTAAGCCTAGATGCAACTATTGTGGAATGGCTACTGTGGCAGTAAGGGTTCATGGTCATGAGCAGTGCGCTAATTGTGGAACTAATGTAGAACCATGTTGCGAAGGGGCTGGGTATGACATTAGGGAAATCGAATAACTATGAGGAAACCCGTAAAGAAAAGAGGGAACAGTAATGCCACTAAGGTAACAACTGGGTCTAAGCATGAAGCCAAGCATCACAGGGAAGTAATGAAGGCTGCTGTTAAAGTTGACTATGAGGCTGGAATACTCACACGTTCCCAGATATGTGACAAGTATGGTTTCTGGCAGAGTACACTCACCAAGTATATCAATGCAGGCAACTGGAAGTATGCATCAAAGAGGGAGGAAGCCCTTACTGGTATGCATACAAGGATGATCCAGAAGTATGCAGACGATAGGGCAAATATTTCCCACCAACATCTCGATGAACTAAATAATTTAAAAGAGAAAGTACTCAGTGCTAAGGATAGTAGTGAGTTAAATATCTGGTCTGCTAAGGCTGATACAGTTATGAAGATTATCCGTAGTGAAAGGATAGCACTGGCGATGCCTAACGAGTACAAATATATAGAACAGAAGAATGAAAACGTATATAGGGTTGAAGATGCCCTTAAGGAACTAAATGTGCAAATGCATGGTGAGGTGATTGAAGGGGAAATTATTGCCGAGCCAGATAACAACTCACCCTTATTAGAGATAAGCAACGATGGGAAAAGGAAGAAGGCAGAAGACAGCAAAGGAACAGAAGCTGGAAAGTGATTCAATAATGGATTCACGCAGACAGTTGGCATTGATGTTAGGATGTGCCGCTGCTTCGTGGAAATCTGGTGTATCGTTTCAGGAGCTAATGATGGAGGCCCATAAAGCTGATACCTCCCCAGAAACATTTTGGCTGGAGATAGCAGATACAGTTGGAACTATGATTTATATGTTGGAAAGTGAAGGGTGAAAAGAACAACTTGCTTTATATGTAGTAGTGCTCTCCCGGCTGGGAGGACTAGGTTCTGTTCAATAAGCTGTTCAGAATATCACGATAGTATACGAAGGAAGAAGAATACGTTAAGACTTAGCACATTACTTGCGCCTAAGAAATGTATTGGGTGTGGTAAGACATTTAAACCAAAGACTGAACGCCATGTTTCATGTAGTAGGGTTTGTCGGGGTATTATAGTTGCAGATCGTAAAAAGGAAAGCCGTGCCGCAAAGCAGAGGACTCGTAAGGTAGTTAAGGGGTTAGGTACAACAGAAGGGTCAGGTAATAAGGAGAGGAAGAACGGGCACTACAAGCAGATACATATTAATATATCCAAGACACTTGTAGATACTGCTAAATTTACTAAGGCTAATACAATAGAAAGGATGGAGTTGCAATCTCAGGTTGAGGAATATCTTGCTAATGGTGGAAAAATCCTAAAGTATAGTTCCCAGCCTGCTGTTATAAATAATGATAATATACCTAAGTGGGAAATAACTGAGGTAGAAGAGGAAGCAGCAGTGGAGAAATATAGGGAATTAAATGCAGATAATGGGAATTGATCCCGGTTTTTCAGGGGCATTAGCAGTATTAGATGATGAATTAAACCTAGAGTTCGTGATGGATATGCCTATTATTATGGTAGGTAAGAAGCGTGAACTTGATGAATCTAAGTTATCTACTATATTTAGCAGGTGGAGACTTAGACCTATGACTATAGGGATCGAAAAAAGCCAGACAATGCCTAATCAAGGGATAGTTTCCAGTGGCAGATACATGGCTTCTTACGGATTCCTTCGTGGATTATGTGTGGGTAATGGATTACCCTACCATTTAATTCGGCCTCAGTCATGGAAGAAGGCCATGATGCCAGATATGGGTAAGGATAAAGGTGCATCAATACAGAAGGTCACACAGCTCTACCCGGAGCTGCGATTAACAAGGGTTAAAGATCACGGAATTGCTGATGCCATTTTAATTGCAAGGTATTTAAGGTTAAATATACTGGATGGCACAACAATCTCCAAGGATGGATGATAAGGAGGCGATGCAGGAGCTGATGGATCGGCTTCAGGATCACGATACTTATTTTCAATATTGCTTAAAGATTCAGGAACTAGGGACAAAGAAGCTCATTCCTTTTGTAATGAATCCTGTGCAGAAGATTTTACATGGTATAGCACAGAAGCAGCTAAAAGAAAAGGGACATGTAAGAATAATTGTCTTGAAAGCGAGACGATTTGGTATTTCTACCTACGTACAGGCACGTATGTTTAAACGTGCTGCCACCCAGTTCAATCAGTTAGTGCACATCTGCACACATTCCAAGAATACAACTTCAGAAATGTTTGCCATGACGAAAGTTATGGAGCAGAACTATCCTGAATTCATTAAACCCCTCTCACATTACTCAGGTAAACAGGAGTTAACATGGGGTTCCAGTGATGGCAAGGGTCTTAACTCTAGGTATGGGATGTCTACTGTAGAAGGCTCTGAGGTAGTGGGGGCCGGGATTGATATGCTTCATTGTTCCGAGGTCGCCCGTTGGGGTGGTCGTGCCCGTGAATATGCAACTGGTATGATGAACTGTGTTGTACAGGGGTATGGGACAGAGATCTGGTTGGAGAGTACAGCAAAGGGGGTAGGTAACTATTTTGAAAAAGAATGGTGGCGAGCAGATAAGGATGTAAGTGGATTACAAACTATATTCTTCCCTTGGTTTGTTTTTGATGAATATAAAACAGAACTAAGTAAGGAGGAGCTTAAGGGGGATTCATTTAAAAAATCATTAGGTACAAACCCTGTATATGGAGGAGATGAAGAAAAGAACCTATTCGGTGTAGAAACATCTTATGAAACAGATGATGGGGTATTTGAATTCAAAGTAACACTTGAACATTTAAAGTGGAGGAGGAATAAAATTATTTCTCCTGAATGTCAGGGAGACTTGAATGTATTCCATCAGGAATATCCTACTACTGCGAGAGAAGCTTTTGTCGCATCAGGTAGAAGTGCATTTGATTCAGTGAACTTGACTAAAATGTGGTTTGAAGCAGAGGAGAGGGAGAGGGAGTCCCCGCCCAAAAGATTTGAAGTCCCGGTTAATGGCTTCCATAATATTGGTGGTATAGAAAAAATGCGTTATTTTATGGAGAGTAAGCCTGATGGAGAGTTTGCTGTATTTAATCCACCTCAAGATGGGAGGCATTATAGGATAGGAGTGGATGTTGCAGAAGGTATAATGTCTGATACAG